AAACATTGATAGCAGTACAAAATTGCAAAAGGGAAAACAATACAAAACTGCTATTTTATATTTAAAACCTAGTGATAAAATTGCAACAAAAACACTTTGTGCTAGTGCTAAGTTATACGGCTGTCATTTTCCTTGTCTTGAGTCAACTGGTCAACTAGGGTTGTCTGTAGGGGATAACGCTAAGATTAAGAGAACCATTATTTACCTTTTAAATAGAAAAGAATTTAACGAACAAATTAAAAAAGATGTTGAGAAGTATTATAAAAAGTATGGTGATCTTTTAGCAGTTCGTTTGAATGGAACAAGTGATATTGATTTTTCATACATCATCAAAGAATATCCACATATCCAATTTTATGATTATACAAAAATCTATTATCGTGTTTTAAAGAATGATTTAAAAAATTATGATCTTACCTTTTCAGGTAGTGGTGCGAATCATATCACTATCAAACATACTGCAAGAGCAATTCTAGAGGGTCATAAAACAGTATTAGCTATTAACACAAAAGAGTTAAAGAGCGAATACAAACGACCTAACAAACTTGATTTGATACCGCTTATTGATATGGATAAAACAGATTACCGCTTCACTGACCCATTAAACAGTGTCGGGACTCTCAAAAGAAAAGGTTCAAACAAGCAAGAAAGGCAAAGAGTAGAAGAGGAAAAGTACAATTTCTTTTTTACTCAATCAACATTAAAGGAATTAGAAGAATTAATAACTGTTTAATTATTGATCGATTTCCAGGCGTTCCAGGGAAAAATTTTCAAATTTGAAAAGGGGGTAAAATGTATAAACACACTATAAATGTTTCAAAAATTAAAGATGAATTGATTAAGTTAAACTTACTTTTAAATTTTGATATCGACCCATTAAACAATAACAAAGATGGATTGATAATCGGTAATAGACTAATCAAGGGTGAAACAATCTTCAGACTTTCTTTTTTAAAGGATGGACAATCAATTGCAGTTTATGATTACAAAAATAAAAAGGAATTGTTTAGTGCCTTGAAGAGTCTTTATCTTTGTTTTAAATTCTATGATCAAAAGTTTAAAAGGGGGCAATAATGAAAAGTAAAATTCAATTTGAATTAGCAAGAGAAGTTTCGCATAAGATATTAGTCAACAATAATCCACAGTGCGAACTATACCAATATAATGAATATGGTGATCAATGTGGTTATTTGGTTGATATACAACTTCAATACAATGAAATATATTCTGTTGTATTAGATGCTATCAGATCTCACCATAGATGGGATTACAGAAAGTTGTAGGAATATTTATACAATCTTATGGGGGATTCATTCCCCCTTTTTTATTGCCTCTTATAAGCCCCTATAAACCCCTACAACTAATATAAATAACTATCCTAGGATAACCCTATATCGTGGGGCATTCGCTCCCTTATCCCCATATAACACTATATAAAGATATATATAAGAATACTTATCTTAATTACTCTCTATTTACTCAATAATGTTTAATTCTTAATTACTTTTATTGTTGTAAATATCAATCAATTTATACACGCACTAGACAATATATTAAATATATCCTAGTATCGTTTATATTAAAATGTTATAAAAAAGCTGCGATATGATTCTAAAATGTTATAGATATAATTTTTTTTGTATATATTTTAGTCTTATATGGGGGGTTACCCAAACTCAAAAAAAACCACCGCCACGCTTTCACAACCCACAAACACATAGAGGATTAATTAGACACTATGGAAGAAAGAAGAGGAAAAGGGCAACCTAAGATAGTATTTGACTATATAGAATTGGAAGACTTGTCACGAAGCTACTGCTCCTTTATTGAGTTAGCTAAGTTTTACAATTGTTCCGAACAGACCATAGAGAACTACTACAAAAATGATCCTGAGTTCAAAACTGCTGTGGATCGAGGTCGATTTGAAGCAATTAAGGGTCTTAGAAGAAAACAATTAGAAATGGCTATGGATGGAAATACCCAAATGGCTGTATTCTTGGGTAAAAACATCTTAGGACAGACCGATAAACAAGAAATCGATAATCTATCCAGAGTTGAGCCAATATCTGTTGAAATCGTTAACCCTGATGGTTCGTTGAACTAATGACACAGTTAAAACCGACAAAACCACAGTTCGATTATATCAATTCGACTGCTCGTTTTCCAGCGATGGTTGCAGGTTTTGGTGCAGGTAAAACAGAAGCCGCTGTACAAAGATGCATTATAGGCAAACTCCGTAATCCGAAAAGTAATCGTGGATTCTATGAACCCACCTACGATTTGATCCGAATGATTGCATGGCCCAGATTTGAGGAAGTGCTTACTGACCTCAAAATACCTTACAAACTGCATAAATCACCCCTTAATTACATTGATTTAGGTGGTTATGGCAAGATAATATTCCGTTCGATGGAGAATCCTGCTCGTATCATTGGTTTCTCACACGCTGATGCCGATATAGACGAGTTAGATACACTCAGAGAGGATGAAGCCGCTGCCGCCTTTAGAGCAATACTGGCTCGTAATCGTGAAATCAAAGAAAATGGTGAACCAAACACTATTGGAGTGACAACTACCCCAGAAGGATTTAAGTTTGTCTACAAAAACTGGGTCAAACACCCCAAAGAAGGATTTAAACTAATACAAGCACCCACTGAATCGAATCCTCATCTACCAGAAGATTATGTTGAAAACCTTAAAGCAATTTATCCAAATAACCTTCTAAGTGCTTATTTAAAAGGGGAATTTGTGAATTTAACCCAAGGAACTGTCTACAATGGCTATTCTAGGGATCGAAACCAGAGTAATGAAGAAGTGACACGCTTTGATTTCCTCATGGTTGGTATGGACTTCAATGTCACGAATATGTCTGCTGTCGTATTTGTCTATCGACAAGGTGTTTATCACGCAGTAGAAGAGTTAACTGGTATCTACGATACTCCGAATATGATTCACACCCTCAAGAAAAAATACCCAGACCATAATATATGCGTGTACCCTGATGCCTCTGGTGCATCTCGTAAAACAGTGAATGCAAGTATCTCTGATATCACCCTCTTAGAATCCGCAGGATTTGAATGTCGTGCTCCTAAGAGAAACCCATTTGTAAAAGATAGAGTGATGGCGGCTAACGCAGCTTTTGAATCATTACAAGTTATGATAAATTCAGACAAGTGTCCTGAACTGGCGAGTAGTTTAGAGCAATTAACATACGATAATAATGGTATGCCTGATAAAACAAGTGGATTAGACCACTTAATTGATGCGTGTACCTACCCAATTGCTCATGAATTACCTATTATTAAACCTATAGCGGCTGTGCCGTTCAAATTTGCGATATAACTATGACTGTAGACATCAAACATCCAGAATACAAAACCTTTATTAACGAATGGGAAGCAATCCAAGACTGTTGTGAGGGTCAAAGAGCAATAAAATCAAAAAATGTTAAATATTTGAAACCTATGGAAGGTGTATCTCCAAATGATGCTAGGTATCAAAATTATTTGCATCGAGCTGTCTTTGTAAACTTTACTGGTAAAACCCAAGAAGGTTTAACTGGTGCAATATTTAGAAATAAACCAGATTATATTTTACCACAAGAAACGGAATATCTTGAAAAAAATGCTGATGGTGCAGGTGAATCCCTCATTAGTTTAGCTAAAGATGTTACTGGAGAAGTGATCGCTAAAGGTAGACACGCACTTTTAGTCGATTATCCACAAGTTAATCCAGGATTATCCCTAGAAGAACTCAATGAACTCTCTCCAAAAGCCACAATCAACCGATATACTTGTGAAAACTTCATAAATTGGCGAGTAGAAGTTATAAATGGACAAAAATTATTGACTTTAGCAGTTTTATGCGAGCATTATGATTCAAATGAAGATGAATTTGAATATGAGCAAGGTAAACAATACAGAGTTTTAAGACTTAGAAATGGTGTTTACACACAACAACTTTATCAAGAACTTGAGCCTATAACAAATGAATATGCACCCACAAAAGCAGATGGATCTACATTCAATTTTATCCCACTATTTATTATTGGCAGCGAAAACAACGATACTACTGTCGACATCCCTCCTCTGGGCGATATCGCTGCTATTAATATTGCTCATTATCGTAACAGTGCTGACCTTGAAGAAAATTGTTTTGTTCATGGTCAACTTACCCTTGGTGTTAGTTCGTCTATGTCTTTGACTCAATTCCAAGAGGCAAATCCCAATGGTATCTTAGTAGGATCGATGGCAGGGCACTTTTTAGGCGAATCTGGCGGTTTTTCGTCAATCCAAGCCTCAGAGAACCAATTAGCAGATCGTCTCATGGAGCGTAAAGAGGAGCAGATGAGGAAGCTAGGTGCTAGGATGATTTCAGTTACAGCGAACAAAACTGCTACTCAAACATTGATTGAGGCATCTGGTGAGACATCAATTATGTCTACGATCTCAAAAAATGTGTCTGAGGGTATCGAAAAATGTATTGAATGGTGTGGAATGTTTATGGGTGCAACTAATATGCCAAAATTTGCACTCTCCACCAAGTTCTTTGATGAGATTGCTGATCCGCAGATGTTGATGGCGGCTATGCAACTCAACGAAGCAGGAATCCTTGCAAAATCAGATATGCAAAATCTTGCACGATCTCAAGGAGTTGTGAACGAATTACGACTCAATGAGGACATCGATCGTGATGTAGAGCAAGAAAATGCACCAGTTGAAGAAGAATCTTCTGAAAATGAAGAAAATCCTTTGACATCTGAGGAGCAGGGTGTTATATAACTAATATGTCTCAGGGAGACACTTTTTTATAACTAGGGGTTATAGATGAGCATCAAATATACTGTAAATGAAGAAGAATTCTCAGCATTAGATGAGTCACAACAAAGTCTTTACTCTCAGGGTGAGGGCGGTTACACATTAAATGTTGAAGGAGTACCAAAAGAAGATGTCACTGGTCTGAAACAGAAAATTGACAAACTTCTTGGTGAAAAAAAGACAGCACAACAAAAAGCACTTGAAGCTGAAGAAAGAGCCAAAGCTGAGGCTGCTGAAAAGCTGAAAAAAGCAAATGATTTTGAACAACTCTACAATAGTTCAGAAGCAGAGCGACAAAAAACAGCAAATGAGTTGAATGATCTTAAAAACACCATTCAGAAACAAAAACTTAGGTCTGAAGCAAGCAGTATTGCAAGTGGGATGACTAAAGACACTGCTAGGGCTAAGTTGTTGACAGAACAAATACAGTCTAGGCTTTCTCTCGTTGATGGAGAGGTTAGAGTGTTGGATGCTAACGGAAACTTAACTGTTAGCACTATAAACGAATTGACTAATTCAATTAAATCGGAATATCCGTTCTTGATTGATGGGTCAAAATCCACTGGGGGTGGGGCAACTGGGAGTAGCAGTGGGGCTGATGACTCCAAAATAGTAAGTCGTGATGAATTTGAGCAAATGAATGCACATAAACGCATGAGTTTTGTTAAATCAGGCGGCAAAATTAGATAATCTTTTTTTTGGAGAATTTCACAAATGGCTGAATTAACTTTAGATGGTTTGGCGGAAGACATTTATGTTGCCGCTGACACTGTTGGTCGTGAAGCTGTAGGCTTCATACCTGCTGTAACAATGAACTCTGAGAGTACACGAGCTTCTACTGGTGACACAATAAAAGCGGCTGTAACAGCAGAGGTAGCATCATTAACAACAATTGATGAAGCTATGACAATCCCTGATGGAACTGCACAAACAATTACTAATGCTACTATGACTATTAGTAATTCAAAAGCTGTTCAAATTCCATTTGGTGCAGAGCAAGAAAGACAGTTAAATAATGCAGGTACTTATGAGACTGTTTATGGTGACTTAATCCAACAAGCGATGCGTAAAATTGTTAATACAATGGAAAGCGATCTGTTTGTTGAAGCAAAAAATAATGCTTCTCGTGCATTAGGTACAGTTGGTACTGATCCATTTGCTTTCACTGCTACAACAACTGGCTTAGAGCAAGCAGCAAAAATGCGTAGACTCTTAGTTGATAATGGTATGCCTACTGATGACTTTTCATTAGTTTTAAATACTGTTGCAGGTGGTACTTTCAGAGCTAGTCGTACTAACGCTTTTGCAGATCATGCAGGTACTGATGATTTTCGTCAAAATGGAACACTTGCTAGAGTATTTGGTGCAACAGTTCGTGAGTCAACTCAATCAGCTACTCATACAGCAGGTACAGAAGCTGCTTGGGCTGTCGATAATGGTTCAGGTGAAGCTGTTGGTCAAACTACAATCTCTGTAGATGCAGGTGGCGGTGGTACTTTACTAGAAGGCGATATTTTAAGTTTCGCTAGTGATAGTCAAAGTCATTATGTAAACTCAGGATCAACTACTGGTGTATCTGGCACTGCTGATGGTGACATCATTTTAAATGGCTCTAAAGGTATTTTAGTAGCTGCTGCTGATGATGATGTTATTACTCGTGTAGCTAGTTACGAGTCAAACATAATGTTCCACAGACGAGCATTAGAACTTGCAGTAAGAGCACCTGCAACTCCTGCTGGTGGTGATGCAGCTGTAGATGCAATTTTAGTTACTGATCCTACTTCTGGATTAGTTTTTGAAGTTCGTATCTATAAAGGCTATCGTAAGTCTATGATTGAAGTTGCAGCCGCATGGGGTGTGAAAGCATGGAAATCTGACTTTATCGGTAACATTTATCAATAATCGATAAACCTATAAACCACCTTGTGTAGTGCAGGGTGGTTTATCAAAGGAGTCAGGAAATGCCTACTGCATTAGTTGTAGAAACTGGATCGCAGAGTACTACTGCGAACTCTTATATTACAGTGAGTGAGTATTCAACTTACATCACTGATCGTCATGGAGTAAGAAACAGTCCTTCAAACGATCAAATTACTTCTTTTATACATGAGGCTATGAGTTATTTTGAGTCTCTTGCATTCATTGGTCAAAAAGCATCAGAAGAACAAGCGTTACAGTTTCCTAGATCAGGTTTAATGATTGATGGATATGGTATTGATACTGATGAAATACCCAAAGAAGTAAAGACTGCTATATATGAAATAGCATATGCTTATGAGCAAGGCTATGGATTAAACGACCCAATATTAAAACAATCATCAAAAGAAAAAATAGGTAACATTGAAGTTGAATATAAGACTTCAAGTGCTGACAGAACTTTGACACCTGCTGTAAGTTTAGCTTTAAGAAAGCTCATTAAGAACCCACTTAGAGTCGTGAGGGCATAAATGACTGTCAATTATTCGGCACTAAGTTCAACAGCAGAAAGATTATTAACAAACTTTGGTCAAACAGTTACATTTACTCGTTTTACAAGAGGAACTTATGTAGCGGCAAGTGGCATGAACTCAGCTAGTTCTTCTACTTATACAGCCAAAGTTGCTTTATTTGAGCAAGAAAAAAAGGAAGAAGGTGATAATCAACTACAGATAGCTGACTTTCCTGCTTCAATGCACTCTAGCACACCACCATTAATAGGAGATACTGCTACAATTAATGGTAAAAGCTATAGAATTAATGAAGTAGAGCCAGTACAGCCAGGATCAACAGTTATATATTATGAAATCACGCTCCGATCTTAAAAAAGATGTAAAAAAAGCAAAGCAGATTATGCTTAAAGATGCGATGAACATTGTCAAAACTGCTTTTTCTGAGACTTGTGAAAAAATTATTAAGGACACTCCTATTAACAGAGATCCAGAAGAAGCAGGTAAGTTAAGAAATAATTGGAATGCTACTTTTAATTCACCACTAGCAGTAAATAGAAGAAAAAATACAAGTGGAGCAGATAGTATTGCAAGCTATAAACAATTAGCAAAACTGATTACACCTAAAAAAATTGGAGAAAAAATGTACCTTACTAATGGTTTACATTATGCTGATGAGATTGAGTTTGCCAGAAGTAAATACAAAAACTATCAACAACCACAAGGTATGCTTAGAATTAATGTTCAGGCAGCAGGTGGTAAGTATGATAGTAAGTGAGGTTTTAGGTGGCAGTTGATTATGGTTCAATTACAGAGAGTACAACTGTTGTCTCTGTTGGTGGAGCACAAAGCGATAACAGTGTTCCATTTAGAAATATTAGAATAGCTTTAGAAGGGCAACTTGCTACTGCGGCTTCTCAAGCAAATGTTAGCACAGTAGTTTACGAAAACACTGAATTTGATGTTTCTAGTTTATCTAAATCAGCATCTACAATTGAATGGATAATGGCTACACTTTTGCCTAATGAAACAACTACACAATCATTGGGTACGCAAGGTAGAGATTTCCATGAAGGTATTTTTCAGATAGACTATTATTGTTCAACTGGTATTGGCGGTTTCAATGAAAAACTTGATACAATAGCTAATAACTTTAGAAAAGGTTTGATTTTACAAGGCGGTGTTGGTGATACACTTGTTGATGTCAAACTTCGAAATGTATCACTTGGTGTGGGGCGGCGAGATGGTGCATTTTTTGTTCGTAATATAGATGTATCTTATTTTGCGGTAACAGCCGCTAGGAGTTAAAAAATGGCAATACAATCAGGGCAATCAGTTGATTTGACCTTTAATAAAGAGGGGTCAGATACTTATGCTACAGCGGCTACTGGTAATTTTTCAAGAATACCCTATAACAGTTGTAGTTTATCTCTAGCAAAATCAACTCAAGAATCAAATCAGTTAACTGGTGACAGAAATGTGCGTGATGTATTTCAAGGTGCTCATTCTGTTTCAGGTGATATTTCTTTTAATTTATCTCATCAGCCAGTTTTTATTGAAATGTTCAAAGCAATTTTAGGTGACTTTACTGACACAGATTTTGGTGATGCTAGTTCAAATGGTGCAGGTACACTTGAAGTTGGTAATACAAGATCATCATACACAATACATGAAGCATTTACAGATTTAGGTGATGGGAATGATAATCATGTTTATACTGGATGTGAATTTAATAGCTTTAGTATGACAATTCCTTCTGATGGACTTGTTGAATGCACTGTAGGTGTCGTAGGTGCAACTATGTCATCTAACGCATCAAGACAAGATGGAACTGTTACTGATTTCACAGACACTAATGATCCATACCACTCTAGTGATTGTGCCGTATCAATTGATGCAGGTTCAAGTCAATTGAGCACTATTACAGAATTAAGCCTTAGTATTGATAATGGAATATCAACAACCAATAGAGTTGGTAGTGATATACCAATACAAGGTGGTATAGGTAAGTGTCGTGTAACTGGATCTATGACTGCTCATTTTGAAAGTACAACTTTATATGAAAAGTTTTTAGGTGCAGATGAAACTTTTGATTTGCATATACGACTAGGTGCAGCAGGTCAAGCAACTTCGTTTCTATTTGATATGCCAAAAGTAAAAATTACAGCAGGTACTGTTGAAGTTGGTGGAGAAGGGTTAGTATCGGTTGCGTTAGAGTTTACAGCTATTCGTAACGATAGTAATAACCAAACTGCATTAACTATAGACACTGATTTATCTTAATAACCGCCCTACTGGGTAGGGCTTAACTATTCACTGGGGGTGAATATGAAACTTGATAGTCTTTACACAACTGATTTACATGATGAGGGAGCTGAAATAGAAATACTGGATTACTCAAACAAACCAAGTGGTTTATACATAAAGGTCGTTGGGGTTGATTCAAAGATATTTCGTAATGAAGCAAAAAAACAACAGAAACTATACATTGAAGCTGTTAGAGAAAAAAAAGACTTTGATGATGATGAGGTTTCTTTAAATAGTTTAGTTGCTTCTACTATTGGTTGGAGAGGAACTGACCAAAAGTTTTCTAAAAAACTGTGTAAAGAGTTATATCAAAAAGCACCATATGTTAGAGATCAGGTTGATAAATTTATTGCTGAAAGAGGAAATTTTATCAAAGCCAAGCCGAAAAAATAGTCGAGTTTGGCAAATGGGTTTTTCATGCAAATGGTCGTAGGAAAGATAGCAAAAGTACTAGGCTTGAAGAATGGAAAGCTATTGAGAGGATAACTGGCAGAGCACCTCTTGAGTTACAAAAACAACCTGATCTTGATGAGCATTTAGTTCCTACTTGGAATGCTTATTGTCAAATAATTAGGGGAATAGACTCAATCAGTTTGCAAGATGTATATGCCTATTGTCAGCTTTATAAAGTAACTCTTGATGAATGGCAAATTGATGCAATAATGCAGATTGATCTGGCGAGAAGGGAACTATGGCAGACACAATCGCAAAGTTAATTTTTGAAGCTAATACTGCTCAACTAAAAAAAGCACAAGATGAGTTAGATAAACTCACAGCCGCAGCAGGTAAAGCAGGTAAAAAAATACCAGGAACTACCACTGCAACAGAAAAATTATCTGATGCTTTTAGAAACGCATCTACAGCAACAGCAACTCTTACTGGCCCACTAAACGGACTATCTGGTCGTTTATCCTTTATTGCAACTGGTTTAAATAGGATTGGAGCAGGTGGTCTGATAACGGCTGCTTCTTTTGCAGGTCTAACTTTTGCAGTTAAAAATTCTGTTTCAGTCTTTAGTGATTTTGAAATGCAAATGAATAAGTTAGAGTCTCTAGTCAAGTCAACTGGATTTACCTCAGGGTTCACAGCAAAACAATTAGATAAAATGGCTAGAGAGATGGCTAGAAATACTCTTGCATCTGCTTCACAAATGAGAGAAGCACAAGGGGTTCTTTTGACATTCAAATCAATATCAGGTGAAGCCTTTAAAACAACACTCGGTCTTACACAAGATATTGGTGCTGTTATGGGAACAAGTGCTGTATCAGGTGCAAAACAGCTTGGTAAGGCATTAGAAGATCCTGCGAGAAACTTAACAGCTTTGACCAGAGCAGGTATCAGTTTTACAGAAGAAGAAGCAAATAAAATTAAAGTAATGCAACAAAGTGGTGACCTTGCAGGAGCACAAACCCTTATCTTGCAAACGCTTACTGATCAAGTCGGTGGAGCAGGTGGCGGTGGAGGTTTGTCAGCGGCAACAGATTTACTTGCTGATAACTTTACTGAATTACAAATAGCTTTAGCAGAATCAACTGGTGCGGCAGATTTAGCAGAAAAAGGTGCTTTAGGTTTGGCAAATGCTTTTGCTAGTTTACGAGATGCTATTACTGAAACAAACGAAGCAGAATTACAAAGACTTAAAAACCAAAAAGAGAGTCGATCAAAGGCAGGAAATGAAGCAAGAGAAGCAAGAATAAAAGAACTCGAAGATTTGATAGCTGCTGAAGCAAAAAAACAAGAAATAGCTAAGACAGCTGCTGAAAACGAAAAACAAAGAAGGGCAGATGCTGAAGCTGCAAAACTAGAACAAGATCAAATGAGAAGGGCTATTGAGCTTGCAAAACTTCAAGAGCATAACGATAGAATGCAAGGCTTCCATGAAGATGCTGATTTACATAGGCTTGATGCAGAAAGAATGCAAGCTGATTTAGAATTAATGATTGCTCAAGAAAAGTATGGAAATCTTGAAGCTCTTAAAGAAATACACGATCAAAAAATGGCAAACATTGATACAAAAGCAAATGTTGATAGAAATAGAAGAGCAGCTAAATTAGCAAAATTAGAGAAAAAACGCAGAGAAGATTCAATAAAACAATTGAAAGGTATGTTAAGCGAAGCTGCTCAACATAACAAAAAAGCATTTGAATTAAATAAAGCAGTAAAAATTGGAGAAACGATTGTAGAAACTGGTAAAGCAGCTATGAGTGCATATGCTTCATTAGCACCAATACCCTTTGTTGGCCCTGCGTTAGGAGCGGCAGCAGCAGCAGCGGCAGTAGCTATGGGTGCAATTCAGATAAAAGCTATCAAGTCAGCAACATTCCAAGGCGGTGGTAGTGTTGCTTCTGGAGCAGGTGCAGGTGGTGCAAGTATGTCAGGAACTTCAGGAGCAAGCACAGCTCCAACAGCACCAGAAATACCAGAGACTCCAAGTGGGCCAAGCAGTGTCATAAATGTTACAATTAATGATTCTATTGATCCTGGTGGTGCAAGAAGAATTGTTGAAGCACTAAATGAAGCAACAGAAGATGGATTAGAAATTAACGCACTGGTGGCATAGATGGCATACTTATTAACAAACAATGTTTTAACTGATAGAACCAGTAGTGATGTGACTTTCACCACTGGTGCAGAACAATCTCTTTTTCCATTCACTAAAGCATTTGATGGTAATCCTAGTACTGGTTTTAAATCAAGCACATCAACGAATCCAGTTGTAATAATTAACTTTGCAAGTGTTCAAACTATAGATGCTTTGGGTATATATGCACCAAGCGATAGTTCTTTTTCTGTAGCTTTAGAAACAAACGACACAACTACCACTGATGCTTCTCATGCAAACTGGACTGCTGTTACATTTAATAAGAGTGGTAGCAATACTGGAACTCTAACTACTGTAACAGTATCTAATAATACAACATCTGCCGCTATGGGTGTTTCTAACACTAAAACGACTGATACAAGAGCAGTAAAACTTACTTTTACTAATTTATCTCCAACAGATGATGTTGTGAATCACATACAGATTGGTGAAGCA